CGGAGACTACCTTTTATGGAGAAGAGTACGGACTCCTCAGAGTTGTCGGCTCCAACTGGGGTTTGCTAAAGAGGACCTTTGTCCTTGTGCTTGTCTTATGGATACGACAGCCTCGAGATCTTTAGTGAGGGACATCGTGAGATGAATCCCTGCTCCCAGCGACCCTCGTCTCCCTCTAGATCGACACTCCGAGTTCCGACCAGTGATGGAAACGGTAGAACACTCGATATGGTTAGACGTATGTATCCTTTTCCTAGTAGTTAGGCTTTGTGGGGAACCCTTTGATCAACGCCGTGGCGGAGCCAGCCGCATCGGATAAGCAACACCTGGACATAAGAACCAGGGCCGTTATCACTGGCTGCAGGAAGGGTATGTTTTACGGTTGATTAACATCAACACTATCGGCCTAGATCCTTTACTCATCTGATGAGTATTAATAACAATTAATTATTAATTATGAAACTAGCTTTCTCACCAACGCTACCTCAACGATATAAAAATCCATCTATTGAGGCTTTCCGCTATTGGGAAGGGATGGATTGGGATCGTGTTATGACGCATTACGCAATCATAGACCCAATGGACCCTCGTGCTGTTCAGTATTTAACTGAGCAGGACTACATCCGATTAACCCGTGTAGCTCTAACTATGGAGACTACTATACGCGTCATAGCTCGACCCGGTGATGAACCGCCTCATGATTACGATATAAAGAAATCATCTACCCTTAACAAAATTTCCCCTCTTATCCGAGCAGATTTCCTTCATGCTCGGTACTGGAGGAGCACCTTATCCCAACTCATTGATCTTAAAGATACTATGGTCGTTATCCATCCAGGCAAACTGGATAGGATAGTACGTCGATATGCAATTTTGTTATCGGCGTACTCAGGTGTCCGTCTCAGTCCCATTCTGCTAAAGGCAGTTACTTCCTTTTCTATAAATTCTCGTAATTTCATGAAGAGCCAGGGTCTGGATCGTTACATTCTTCGTCTAAAAATAACTAAGTTAGTTTTAGAGAAATACTTAGCTGGAGATACCAGTGATACCTCTGAACTCCGTTCAGGTATCATTCGGTTGTCCAAGGGTGGATTGCCTTTATGGCTCCCCCTGGTCGCCCGCCAAGCATTTCTGAATGCCTCGATCCCCCAGATCCGTTTTTGGCTCTCTATTTTAAATATGTATAGAGCGATATTAGGTTCTTACTCAGAACCAGACTTTTCATCAATCTCATCCCCCCGACCACAGATCCCTCAAGAAGATATTTTTCTTTTTGAGGAATTTTTACGGAATTTTTGTCGGAAGTTCGGTATTGTCGGAGACGTACGGGACCTGTGTCCCAGACGTTTTCCGGTTCTTACCAACGCTTCTGGTGTCTGCCCGGGTCAATCCATATTCTCGGCCGGCTCCGCCGTCCGACTATGGGGCCTCCAACCCGTCAATCATCTGTTAAGATGGTTGACCCTGGTTGGGGACACCCGTGGCAGATTAATGTATAATTTGTTATATAAACTGAATCGTCCGTGGTCGGACTGGATTAGAACCCGTTGGAGATCGAGGCGAGAGCTATTTCTAGGTCGCCTCCATCTCAAATACGAGCCTGCTGGCAAAATCCGTGTTTTTGCGATGGTCGACTATTTTACTCAATATGCTATGCTACCGATGCATGAGAAATTATTCTCTTTTCTAAAGGTTTTCGGAGAGGCCGACGCTACATTCGATCAGAATGCAGCTGTCTCCTCCTTTGCCGGAACCTGCGAGGAGTATTTTTCTTATGACCTCAAATCCGCTACCGATCTAATATCCCTTGATCTATATATTTCTATGATCTCGGTGATATTTGGAAAGGAAGTTGCAAATAGTTGGTCCTCTCTCCTCACGGATCGCGATTTTGGGTTACCCGTAAAGGGTAATCCTCAGCATCACGAGTTCTATTCCTTTGAAGGGAAACAACATATAAGATATACCCGGGGGCAGCCCATGGGGGCATTGTCCTCCTGGGCTTCTCTTGCCCTTGTCCATCATATGCTCGTTCAATATGCATCCTATAGAGTTACCGGTGAGGTTACTCTTTTCTCTCAATATCGGGTTTTGGGGGACGATATTGTGATAGGTTGTTCTCAGGTAGCTAGTGAGTATCTGAAGGTGTGCGAGAGTTTTTCTGTGCCTATTGGGTTAGCAAAGTCTGTGGTTTCTCCCCGTAGCTCTGCCACGGGTA